CATTAAAAGTTTAGAAGACCACAAAGGAGGTTTGTGTGGTATAATAAGTATGCAAGTCTATGGTGTCGAAAATATATACAAACAATTAAAATGTAATTTTTTAGTGTCGTTAAATCAAGATACTTTAGACAATATCAAAGATATTAACTATCAAGAAAATACTATAGTATATACCTCAGCAAGATTGTGTATAAGAAACCAAGGTGATTTTTTCTTAATACCGCATGGTGTTAGATTAACGCCTCATGCAACAGCAGTTTGGTTAGCTTGTTTTGATGGTCACGAAGAAATATTTTTATTTGGGTATGATGAATTTGATGAAGTAGGTGGAGAAATAACTGGAATGGTAAAATCGGTCAATGAGGTTATTACAGCATATCCAAATGTTAAGTTTACACATGTTGTTAAAAACGACGAAAGTCCTGATCTCTGGAAATATAACTTAAATTTCAAAACTATTAGTGTACGCGAATATATCAACTATTGTGATGTGTAGATTTCTTCTACTGTTCTAATTTTTTTATATATATCTTCTATTTTAAGAGTAGCCCATAATCCAGGATGCAATGGTTTTGGTATAGTATCACGATTAACCCATGCATAGCCTATATGTTCGTGATTTAACACAGGTATAAATTCATCTTCGAGTAAACAAAAAAACGTGTGGTAATAAAATTTATTATGTGGGCCTGTAAATTTCTCTATTGGAACTAGTTTGGTATATTCGGGCACAGAACCCATCTCTTCACGGCATTCGCGATTAATAGCATCAAGTAAATTTTCGTTATTGTCTACCTTACCTCCAGGTAATCCCCAATGCCCGGAATATTTTTTATCATTGCGTAATAGATACAAGTAACGATTTGTAGATTTAGAAAAAAACCAAATTCCAACAGCTTCTATAGTGTTCATTAGATAACAAGGCTCCAATTGCCGCCGTTATATAAACCTTCATAAGAACGTAACCATTTTGTACCGGTCCATTTGTATTGAATATCTGTAGTTATGTTTGTTATATAATCTACAGTTGTCTGTGTACTAGCATCTAACACTACACTCCATTTAACACCATCGTATTCAATGATATCGTTAGCACTAGCAATCAACTGTGATCCATCTGTGCCTTCCCAATTATCTGCAAAGTCTGTATTGCTGATATCGCCTGTAGCCTCTGTTAATAAATATCTTTGTCCACTTGCCGCTGATGGAAAGGTTGTGGTCCCTGTAGTGACGCCTGGGCCGCTACGGAGCGGATTAACCACGGCATCTATAGGGTCTAATGTGTTCTCGGGTAAAGTATCTATATCCACTGTAAATATAATGAATTTATCGTCTGTTGGGTTAAATGCTACTGTTCCGATAATCTCAGAACCATCTAATTGGTTCTCCAGTCTAATCTGGCTAACACCATTGGTTAGCTCGCCGTATTCTTCTATGACAGTATGCCATAATACATTGCTACTTTGTGAACTAAGTGCGTCAAATGAATTATTCTTGGGATCTTCTACAGCACTTTTATCGAGTATCTGTAATTGATTATCAATCAGCAATACTTGATATCCATGTGGTGTAACTTTTAATCTTGTACCTAATAATATGTCATCATTAGTTATAGCTTCTACTTGGTCCCCACCTTCGTTGAAAATGCTTGTAATAATTTTATGAATAACACCACCTTTGGTGACTCTAGCAGGTGGGCTAATCCACACAGGTAAAGTAAATTTAAGAGAAGCAATATCAATTGGTTCGTCTGACCCAACAGGTATAGTCCTCGAACTCCATACAGTCCTGTTTAATTCTACTATACTAAGACTAGTCCAATCTAAGTAATTATCTGTACTTTGAATCTCTAAGCTTGGATTAAATAACGGAGTAATTTGTTCAAGTAATTGTAATTTTTGGTTTGTATTTGTAGTCCATATATCTAATGTTATTCCTATATTATAAGGAACAGGCATTACACGCTCCACAGTAAATGCATTACCTTGTGTCTGCTCGTATGTGCCTGTAGCCTCATCGTATCTACGTTGTCTTACGTATTTTTTGTCTGTATAATAAGGTTCTTGTACGCGGTCTCTAGCGTATTCGAAATCGGTGACATAAAAAGTCATTAGTGGCGCACTAGGCATTCTACTTGCTGAATTTTTTTGTAGCATATGTTGTGCTTGTCTATCAGAATCACCATATCTAATAGGAACTCGCAGTAATGTAACATTACCACATTCGTCGCGGCTGTATTCAACATTAAAATTACTAAACATTCTAGTAAATTGTAAAAGAAATCGTCTTATTTGTTCATCGTAGTGAAAATCTGCCATATATTACCTTCAATTATCTGCACTTATTGTCAACAGATCGCTTAGTCCCTGTTTAGAATTAATATCACCGCGATCTGTTGTTGCAATAGTATCATTGTTATTTACGAATCTGCTTCGTTGTGTATTACCATTTAAGTAAATGTCGCTTCTTACACCATCTTCTATCTTAATCCAACGAGTACCGTTGTATCTAAATAGTCTATTAGGAAAATAATCCAAACGCAATACATAGTCACCTTCTAACGCATCCAATGGGAATTGTGTTGCTGATGTTACTGGTAAACCATGCGGTGCTAGAGCATCGCCGGATAAATATCCTTTCACTACGCCATTCGATAGTGGTGATATTAAACTTCTATCTACACTTATTATACCAGAATCACTAGTAATATCAATACTATCTGCAGATATGCCGGTTCCATCTTCTGGTAGGCCATTACTATCGTGAGGAGGGACATAAAATTTACTAACATCATATCCACTCTTAGGTAATTCAGCCTCGGCTTGAGCTATAATTTTGTCATTAATCTCAATGTCTTTGTTGTATTGTGTTAGCAGATCATCTAATGTGCCATTATTGTAGTAGTCGACACGGAAGTAATCTGTATCCGCTGTACGTTGAGTATCATCGGCACTGATATCCGATTTGTTCAGTATGTTATTGTATTCTTGTGCTCCGACTAAAGGGGTAGCTTTAATACGCCATACATGTGGTTGCCAAGTTACACTAAAGCCTTCGCTACCAAAGGAAGCATCTTGAATAACATATAATTTCGGCAATACAGGTGGTGTTGTGCCAACAGGACTTAATGGATGTCTATCTCTAAGGTTAGGAACCTCAATAACATCACCTGACATTAATTTTCTACCGATGATGTCAATCATCTCGTTGTAGTGAAATGTAATAAACAGTGTATCGTTCTGCAAAAATAGTCCAAATTGACTTAAATCAAAGTCAATATCTTGAACATTGTACACACCTCGTATTCTGCTGATGTTTTCTTCGTACGAGCGATTCCTATTCTCTAGTAAGAATAAATCTTCTATAAATAATGGATCTTCTGTACTGTAAGAAGGTTGTGTAGCATCTGTTTGTATTAACCCACCATCTGCTGTAAGCATAGTATTATCTGTTGTACAAGTAGTACTATCAGCGGAATGTGGTGTTGATGCAGTAGGGCCCAGATACTTGTGAATAAAGATATCTAATCCACCCACAGAGTACATTTCTGCTACTACATTGTCTATGTATTGGTAATCGGCGATACAAGCGCCTTGTTGATATAATGAAAGCTTTGGCATAGTTAAAATTTTATGTTATTATGTATTTAGTTGAGATTCAGTTTACAATACCAGTTGACTAAATATCGTTGTTCGATTATATTACACATTATGGCTAAAAGACTTACAATTAACGACAAATATCTAGGACCTGAACCGGTGTGGGTAGAACAACCCACTGATGAAGATCGGTTGAGTGCAGTTTCACATGCGTTTAGCTGGTATAATTATTTTAATAGTCACAAAGATGCGAAGATAATGATTGTTGCCTTTTTAATTAAAAATAAACGGAACAAAGAAGCCAAGTTAATCAAAAAAGTGCCAGATGGTAAAATTAAGACACCATATGCTTGGATGACAAAAATGATATTAAATGGGTTTGAATTAAATGAAGTAGAAGAAGCAAACTTGGAAAAAGAATTCGACCGTCTAAAGGATATTGCTAGCAAAAGTAAAGAAATACCAGAAGAGAAAAAGCTTAAACATAATGTTCAAGATATAATGAAAGAAAAAGCCCTCGAAGTAGGCGGCGAACTAGAAGGAATGTTAGACGATCTAATAGCAGATGGTGTCCCACATAAACATAAACTAACGCCTATCAACCTATTAAAAGCGTCAACTATGTTGCCACAACATGTTCCTATGCTAGTAGAAATATGGGAATCCAGCAAAGATACATACATAGAAATTCAACGAGGCAATGATAAGGAGCTAGTGGAAGCTTATAGTCATTTTAGTAAAATACAAATTCGCAACTTAATTAAGTTCTGCGATTTAGTAATTAGCAACTTGCATAGTTATGTAGTATACAAAAAATCTATTAGAGTTAAACGCAAGAAGAACCCAATCCCAGTAGAGCGTTTAGTAATGAAGTTAAAATACCAAAAAAAGTCAGAAGAGCTTAACCTTACTAGCATTAAGCCATGTAAAATTCCTGGTTCTAAAGAGATGTATGTATACGATACTAGAAAGCGTAAACTACATTATTATGTTGAGGATCCACACGCAGATGGTTTAAGTGTTAAAAATAACGCTATTGTCGGGTTTGATGTTGTTAATTCTTTGTGTAAAACACTACGCGATCCAGTAAAACAAGTTAACCAGCTTATGAAAGCTAGTGTGCTAAATGCTAGAAAATTTTATAAAAATATTAAGACAGTTGATATTAAATTGTCTGGTCGTTTCGACAAGAGTTTTGTTATCCTACGAGTCCACTAAATATATATGAAAAAAATATTAATTAGTGGGTGTAGTTTTACTCAGTGCCGTAGAAACGATCACTGCCGTCCACATGATTATAAGTTTTGGGTTAAACATTGGGTAGATTACTTATTCCCACATAACAAGTACTCTGTCCTTAATTTAGGGAGTGTGTCGCTGGTAATCGATATATAGCATCGTCGATATTATCAAATATAGATCTAAATAATAAACCTGACTATGTTTTTATATTATGGAGTGGAGTTAGACGTATAGATATTCCAATTCCACCTAGTTCAACGGCCGAATTATTGCGTGACTATCTGTATAATGCGTCGGAAAACGAATGCAATAATGTCAATTACTTTTTTACAGGTGGCAACCATAACCTTCCTCCTGTGAAAAATTTTATCGAACAAGGTGCATCTGAAATTTTTCAGGATATAGCTGATATGTATTACTCAGATACAGATGATAAACTTTGTAATCAGCTAAGTCTAGAAA